ACGGCAAAGGATTATTAATCATTTCCCAATTATCATCAACAATTTCCCATTCTTCAAGGTCATGAAGTTCATCTTGAAGTTTAAGACATTGTGTCCATTCATTTCTCAAAACATGATGACCAATTAAGTCTTCAATCTCATCAAGTCTGTCCCTGTTTGGACTCCATTCTTGGTTTGGATTTCCATAATATGGCAAATTGTTTGCAATCGCATTCATTCTTGATTCGTGGTCTTGAACACACAATTCTGTGAATTCATTGCACAGAGAAATGAACAATTCTTCGCTGATTTGAGTTGCCATGATTGGATTGTGTTAATGGATATTTTTTATTTTTTTCCATTTTTCAATTTTTTAAATACTTTTATCAAAAAGGCAAACTGAAAAATTACGAAAAGAAAGTATAGTCTCTGTTGATATTTTTTCAGTTTGGCGTTTTAATCAAATTATTAAAAAATTGAAAAACTGAAAAAAATAAAAAATATCCACCAACACAATCCAATCATGCCTAAATCAGCGTCAAACTTTTCCAAATGTATGATTGACACTTTTCAACATGAATGGGGATGGATTTGTGTTGAAACTGGTGCTGAGAGAAAATTTACAAGTCGCCAAGCATTCAAAAAATGTTATAAATTACACACTAAAAGATGCGAAGGTTGTGCCGGTATTAGTGAAATCGGCGACCAGATTGATTTGACTAAACAAGAACTTAAAATTATGAATAAGAAATCATATGTTTCAAATTCAGAATATCAAACTAATATTAAACAAATTCAAGTTGATTAAACATAATTTAAATCTCTCGGTAAATTCATGTTATAACATACCCAAGCAAAATATTGTGAAGGACAACGAGTTCTTTCTCCATTTTTTAAAAATCCAATATAGATATTACAAATCACTATTTGAATATTTTTATTTTTCAGTATTTTTTGAACTTTCAGTTGGCAAATTTTTTGTATAGGCATCAATAAAGCAAATGGTTTGTCTATCTCAAATAGTTTATGTAGAATTTTATTTATTATTGTAAATGGAGGATTTGAGACAAATATATCTACATCGTATTCAGTTTCAAAAAAATCGGCATTGACATGGATTATGTCTCGTTGTAATTTTTTCCATTCATGAATAACTAATCCATCATTATAGAAAGGGTCACAAATTTTTGAACCTTGTAATATGAATTTATCTATAATGGATAAATATTCAACAGGAGTACTATAATCATCATTCTCGTTTTTTTTCCAAAACATATACTCTCTGTTGAGATTTTTTCAGTTTGCCTTTTTAATCAAATTATTAAAAAATTGAAAAATGGAAAAAAATAAAAAATATCCACACACACAATCATGGAACAACTAAAAAAAGATTTGACGAAGATAATCCAATCAATGTTTGATAATTCCTTGGAATATACTGAAGAAGGTGAATTTGATGACCTTGAAAAATTTGAAGATTATTATCAAGAGTTTGTCCGTTGGCGATTTAATGATGGTGATAGTGATTTAGATGTTGATGATTTTGCTTCTCATAATGAGTTCTCTTACTTTGATGCTTTGACAATTATCAAGGAATTTCATGTGGAGATTGGAGAACATTTTGAAGATTATGATGATAAAGATAAAATATGGAATATGGTTTGCTATATTTGTGCCACAGACGCTTGTTATGAAATCACACACGACCCTAAATACAAACAATATATACTTCCTCCTAAAGAAAGGTTTATCAAAAAGTGTAATGAACAAATCAAACAACTTCAAGAAGAAGACAATACAGATTTTCAAAAAAAATCAAAACTCTTTTTAAAAGTTAGTATTGAGTGTTTGGAATATCTCAAAAAATTTGATATTGATAATGTGAATAAAAAAATTCACTTAATCAATCTAATATTTCAATCAAAAATGAAAGATTTTGAAAAAGCACCTGAACAAACATATATTAATGTTTGTAAAATGTGTAAAAGAAAATATCAACATATTTTATCATACAAAGAAGAAGCAATCAAAATCAAGGATTTGTAAAATACACTAAACTATACTTTGTTCCAACTAAATCATCTGTGTTGTAATGTTCCAATTTAGAACCATTAAATATTACTGGTTTGCAATTAGCATCATATTTTTTATTATTGACAACAATATTACAACCTTCATATTCACCGAATGAAACCAACATGGATAATCCAACATTTTTTTTATCTTTGTGTAGAGGGCATACAAGATTTCTATTGACTTGTACTGAATTGAATTCAAAAGGACAAATAAGTTTTCCAATACGAATTATTTCATCATAAATGTGTGGAAATTTCTTGGAATCGTGGGATAGAACAAGTTTTGAACTATTGTTTCTTGGTCTTGTTAATCCAAATACAGCACCACGATAATCAGGAAAATTACACCTATTAGTTTGATGTATTTCTCTTCTCCATCTTAATTTTACTTTTTCAAACATTTTATATAGTTCATCATAGCAATTGTTATACTCCAATTGTGTAACATCCTCCATATAAAAAGTATATAGAAAATAATATTATAATAGTTTAATGGATATGACTCCTCAAAAAAAATATTACATGAAAAATAAAATAAAACAGCAACAAAAACAAAAATTAAATTATAAACAAAAAAAGTTTGGACTACAACCAAGTGAGACATATTTTTCAATTCAGTATATTCAAGAAGGATTTAATCCATTTATATATTGCCTTGGAAAAAAAATAACATCATAATTATATGGAGAAAACTACTATTCAAATGGTTCGTCAAGACTTAAAATCAAAACGAGATGCTCTTTTATTAGCACATGAACAATTAAAAAAAGATTCTGATGATTGGAACAAGTGTATTATTGTTTTGTCATTATTAACTGGTTTATTTGAATCGTGTAAAATCAAAATGGGTTGGGATTCAGATGCTGTTGCTCTTGTTCCAATTGTATTGAGTTCTATAATTGCTTCTGTGTCAGCATTAATCAAGTTTAAGAAATTTCCTGAACAACAAGAAGTGATTTTACAAGCACAAAGTTTATTAACACATACTTTATCTAATGCTCGTAATCAAGATGATTTGTCTCAATCACTTTTAAAAGAATATCACGAATCTTTGGAGAAATTAGAAACATCTATTTATCCTGACATTAGAAAAAAATTTTTGAGACAAAGTCATAATAATTTGATTGCTATTATGAAACAAGAATCAAAGTTCTATAACTTAATCAATAAAGTAAATAATGGAGAAAATGTTGAAACCGATGATTCACTATCTTCAAACTCAAATGATAGAAATCCATTATCGATTGATTCACCTGTTGAAGAGACATTATAATATATTAGATTTTGATATAAAGAAATATAATATATTAGATTAGTATGGGTCGTGCGACTGATTATTCAAATTGTTATATTTATCATATTGTTGATAAAGAAAATATTGTTCATTATGTTGGTTCTACTTCTAATATGAATAGTCGTCGTTCAAAACATAAATACAATTGTAGGACAGAAAAAAGTAAAGAGTATAATTTTGATATTTACAGGTATATTCGTGACCATGGAGGGTTCGAAAATTTTGAAATTGTTCCAATTCGTAAAATAGAAAATATTTCTAATAAAACTGATTTGCGTATTGCTGAAAGGTCCGAAATGGAAAAATTTAGCGGTCTAAAAAACATGATTGGTTCTTATCTAAGTGATGAAGAGCGTGTTATTCAACATGCTGAACTTTGTAAAAAATGGATTAAACAACACCCCGAAAAAAATGCTGAACATCAACGCCAATGGAGGCAAAATAATCCTGAAAAAGTTGCAGAAAATAATCGTAAATATAGAGAAAATAATCGTGAAAAACTCAATGAAAAAAGACGCCAAAAACGATTAGAAAAAAAAGAATTAAAAAATGCTGAACAATAATATATATCTATATAATATGAAGCAATTAGAATGCCCTATTTGTATGGAAAATTCCAGAAAATATGTTCGATGTTTCCATCAATGTAAAACCAATATATGTAAATCATGTTTCAAAAAAATGCTTAAATTAGATACAAATAATGATGTATCATTTACATGCCCAGTATGTTGCCAAAAAAGTATTAGGCATCAAAAAAATAATTTTACAAAATATTGCCGAGGACATCTTGATGTTTGTGAGTCAATCATCAAATTGTTTGAAAATCAAAAACTTAATGAGGACTGGCAATTGGTCCGCCAAATTAATCTAATCAGGGATATGGTTCAATTAGATATATCCAACATGCCGATTCACATTCAAGACCAATATACTAATTAAAAAATTGATTTAAATACAAATATATATACATAGTAATGGACGAACAAATGGACAAATACCGCACTTATTTGAAAAGTCAAAATCTCAATGATAAAACCATTAAAAACCATATTGGTAATATTTCTAACTATTTAGATGATTTTCAAGTGGAGCGTCCTTATATGGATGTGGGTTCTAATATCGATAAAAAATATGATAGTCTCTCTCGACGCAAAAATATGTGCCAATCGGTGAGCAAATATATTGGGTTTTTGGAATCGAATAGTGGCATGTCTTTCAAAGCATACAAAGAATTAATCAAACCAGTTCATGATTATTTGAAAAGTGCCAATGACGCTTGGCAATCACACGCCGAAGAAAAAAACAAGTCTATTGGTCAAGACCCTGATTTGATTCAACCAAAACAAATTGTAAAGTATTTGAAAGACCTTGATAAAAATGACCGCCATTTAGATTATGTATTACTTCATTTAATGTGGCATTATCAATGTAGAAATTTGGATATGGTTGGTGCTGTGGTTCAACATGGAGCATTTACAGATGAAGAACACAACTGGTTTATAATCCATAATAGTGGCGTTCGCTGGATACGCAATTGTTATAAAACGTCCAAGACCTATAAAACAAAAGTTATTAATATCACATCAAAAGTTTTTAAAAGAAATATTTCGAAATTAGAACATGTGCTCAAACCAAATGACAATCTTCACAGAGTGATTACAAATGCTACATCTGGTATTGGTTCATTGACCGAATCCAAGATTGCCAAGATTTATATGCTACACAATTCAAGTCCGGAACAACTAAAAAAAATGCGTGAAACTCGTGGCACATCGGTGGATACGTTGGTTGATAATTATAATTTGAGTTCAGTGGATTAAAAATATTAATTAAAAACAAATTATATATAAAAATAATGACCCTATTGGAAAATAATGAACTATTTAAATTTTATATGACAGAACGGCGCATGCGTTCAAAATTAAATTTTAATGAATATTATACTATTACTGTAAAACGAAGGTCTTTTGATAAACAAAGGTATGAAACATGTCATACCAAATCATTTAATAAAAATACTTTTCCAAATTCTAAACAATTGGCAGAAGAATATATGGAAAAAATAAAATCTGTTTATGCGTGAAACTTATGCTTGATTAACCTATCACGCATGGATTCAAAGTTGATATTTTTTACTCCAAGTGTTGTGAGTTTAAAAAACTTTTTATTTTCCAATTGAAATTTATTTATCAATAGTTGATGAATATGTTTTCCATAATCAATTAGACAACTATTAATAGATGCAATCAGTTCTTCAAACATGTTATTGGATTCAACTTCTGTATAATATTCTTTATCATTTTTAATAAAATAAAATCTATTTGGATGATTTCTTCCATCTACTTTGAAATCATCTAATGTAATATATTGTTTGATAAAATTCACATATACAGTTTCCATCATTTTTTCATCACTCATTAAAGTCCAATACAATTCACTAAATGGAAATCCTGTATCATCAAGTTCATCAAAATTGTTAATATTCTTGACTTGTTGAAATACTTTGTCTATGTTTGTCTCTTTAATCATTTGTTTAATAGGTTCAATACATTTATGATAATTTTTATTGGATTCAGGATGAATAACTACTGGTTGTAATTTATTTGTTAATTGTTTATGCCAGCGTTCCATAACATCGATTTTTAATTCATAAGCATATAGTTGTTTTTCTAATTCAATAATTCGTTCTTTTAGATTTTCATGTTCATTCATATATTGTAGAGTGCTATTATTTTCTGTGGATTGAGACATTTTTTTATGCTTGTCAGTTTCAAGGTGGCGGTCATAATGCGTTTTACCATCAAAACCAATATTACATGTAGAGCAATAATATTTCTTATTCATATACATTATATATATCTATACATTTATTCTTTAATTTGTTTTTTTTAATGATAATATGTGTTTTCTACCTTACCTGTATTTTTCAGTTTTTTTAGATAGGTTGATTCTATATATAGGTACTATTATTTTTTTTTTCTATTTACTTTTAAAAAAATAAAGAAAAAATACAGGTAAGGTAGAAAACACATAAAATCAATATTTTAAACATTACAGGGAGGATTTATTTAATCTCTCAACAGCAATATCATATATTTCTTTATTCATCTCAATACCTATGAAATGTCTATTCATGTTTTTACAAGCAATACCTGTTGAACCTGAACCCATAGTTGGGTCTAAAACTTTATCACCTTCTTTGGAATAGTATTTGAGACACCATTCTATTAATCCTACTGGTTTCTGTGTTGCATGTTTTCCCTTCTCACTTGCAACTTCTAAAATGCTATTGGGTAGTGGTGGGTCATATCTTGGTTCGCTATTTCTTAATTTACCTTTCTCATCATATATAAATACTTTTTTCTTTTCTTCACCATACATGGATTTACAACCTTCATCATTTCTTATAACACTCGTTGGTAGTGGTGGGTCATATCTTGGTTCGTGCTCTCTTTTATCTTTTGAGATTTTTATGCGTCCTTGTTTTCCACCACCATAAGCATTTTTATTCACATCATAATTACATAGTTCTTCTCTAACGACACTCGTTGGTAGTGGTGGGTCATATGCTGATTCATTATTTTTTCTCATAAAATCAGGTCGTTCTATTTTTCCATAAAGTTCGCTCTCGTTTTTATAATTACTTGTTTCTCTAACAACACTCGTTGGTAGTGGTGGATTATATTTGCCTTCTTCTGCTCTATATACTTCACGAGGTTTGCCTTTTTTATCACTATATAGTGTGGTTGTAATATATGACTCTTCTTTATCTTTCAAAAACTTATGACTATGACTGCTTAAATCATAAAGCGGTAATTTTTTATAAAACACATAAACCATCTCATGTTTCTTCATAGGCATCTTTTTTGCGTTGAGGAATCCACAAGGAGAAGACTTAACCCATACTAAATCATATCTAAAATTTTTAGGATTAGAATTTATTAATGAGACACCGAATTTTGTAGAACATGTAAAAAACATAGGCGTAGTATCTTTACATATACGATTTACTTGTTTCCAAAACTCATTTAAATCTATTAGGCAATCCCACTTACAACTGGTTTGACCGTATGGTAAATCACAAAATAAAAGGTCTATGGAATTTTTCTCAATATCTTTCATTTTTTTTAAACAATCATCATTATAAAGTTCCATATACAATTCACTTATAAATTATTTTTTCTATTATGAGACATAATCTCAAATAAAGTATGTTTATATATATTGTTCTGTAAATATAATGTTTCTATTTTTTTATGAAGGTCTTTGATAATAGTATCTTTGTCTCGAATTTGGTTATAGATTTCTAATTTGGATTTATGAGAAGAACGTTGGCAATGGGCATCATATTCTTTTTGAGTCCTACATTTGATTTTACAAATATTACAATTCATTGTTATTATATTACAATAGATTGTAGTATTTAAATTCTTTTTGGAAGTTCCATGAGGAATTGTTCTTGTTGTTCAGATTGATTAACATAATCTAATTTCAATAATACATTACATGCGTTTGGGGTGGCAGTTGCCGAACCATCTGTTTCAGTAAGTGTTATTTTGAAGTTTCTGATGTTGTCATTGCTAAATAAGTGAATTGGATTTTCTATGTTTAAATCAAAGATTTTATCATCATCTGAATGTAGTACAGCAATCACAGGTTCGCTGTTGTCACTTGATTTATAATTCATAGTTGGTATTGAACCTTTGACTACTATATCATTGTGGGTTTGAGAAGCACCGAATAATACATTGATTTTCACAACAGTAATATAGCATTCACGAGAAGATAGTGAAAGTGTTGGAATGTTTTGCCATTCGCACCCACCAGCACTTTTGCTTGCTTGGGCGTCGGATAAATACAAATATTGGCAGTCGTGATACGGCATATAACATATATATAGAAAATATATGTGATATATTATTTATTTGAAATATAGTAGTTTGTCTTCATTGGATATTTTCAATACCCTGAAAAAGGATTTGGCAGTCTTGTAGTATCTAACTTTTTTGTTGATGTCTGAATATTTCAATATATTATTGGTGTAGTCCAAAAGTTTTTTAATGGAGTCAAAAAACCACATACAATTAAGTTTTTCACAATTCTGGTCGTTAAATATCAATAGTATATAGAGCATTATATATAGTTGAGATTAATAATCTGATTTTGTCTCAGTTGGTTGGTCAAATGGGTCGTCTGAAATTTGACTAATCACAGCATAAGCACCTGGTAATAAATCACCCAATTTAATCATAACATTCTCAATAGGAAGTTCATTACCACTCGCATCAAGAGGCATATTATCACTTAATCTTATTGAATGCGGTAATACACTCATTTCATAATAGGCAATATTAGATGGCAAAACTGCTTTTACATACATATAATATAAGTAAAGATAAAAAATTATGTTTCTCCTAAAAATTGTATTTCAACATATCGACCACCCAACACCGTGAGTCCATCCATCGTGCTTCCGAAAGTGCTATTAAATGACCCCTTTCCACAATCCAGTCTAAAACTAAAAGTAGTTCCATTCGAACAAGGTCTAATGACTTCGGCAGTCACCATACCTCTATTTCCATAACTATTATGCCGTGTATAACAATATCCTTCACCATAAGCACCACTCGTTGCTCCATCAACAACTGCTCTTAAACGATATACAACTCTATTTCCATAAGTATTATTAAATACTGGAACGTGACAAAAAAACCTATAATAACCTGATTTCAGTGTTGTGAATTGTGTCCTTGAATTTTGGTCGGAAACCAAAGAATAATTTGGTTTATAACCCAAATTGTTGTTCCCACCAAAATTAACATCAACAAAAGTTTGAGAACTCGTTAATGCTGTTGAACCAACGTTTGTATATCTAATATAATTTTGATGGTTGTTGATTAAACTTGATGTCAAAGTAGTATTTGAAATGTTGGTCGCACTTAAATTAATACCATCAGCACTGCTATAATTGAGTATGGATACATTGAAAGTATTCGCATTTAACCCACCTCCAATCGTTCCAAAATCTGCGTTGATACTGCTAAAATTACCAGTTGCCGAATCCACTTGTGTTGCTATTGTTGCTAATGTTGCTGATTGAATGGCGGCAGATGTTTCGCTTGGTGCTAATGATAGTGTATTGAGAGAAAACTGGAAATCACTGCTAAACAATATTGATGCTGTGGATAAATTAGAACCATTTATTGTTGAAGCATTGATTGTGCTTACATTGATAAGTGGTGTTCTCATTTCTGTGTTATTCACAAAGTCATCTGCTACAAGAGTTGAAACCGAAAAAAAGTCTCCATTTAGAGTTGTGATTTCAGCAACATCAGCACTCATATTGGAAGCATTCACTAATTCTATGTTGGCATCATCTGCTTGTAATACAGTAGCACTTAGTGTGTATGATAGATTGACATTTTTATGGAACCTTGCTTCACTACTATCTAAAACAAGAATAGAACTATTACTAATCACAAAGTTCATAGACTCAGCAACATTGTATAATTTAAACCTAAACTCAGAGGCGTTCACGTGACCCATTTGCATATAGTCACCAGCAGTATTTGAGTATATGTATAACTCTGAATTACTCCCTCCATTTGTATCACCAAGTGTTAAAAAATCACCATACATAATAATATTATCAAAAAATATCCCATTTTCTTCAAAATAAGCAAATCCACTGACATTTAGATTTCCACTTAGACTTAATGTTGATAAATTAATATTAGTAATCGTAGCATTTGTTGCTAATAGATTGAGTGTATCTATTGTGCCATCTACATCAAGGTCATTTGAAACGCTCGCATTGATTACGTCTAAAAACGAAGCATTTGAAGTTGAAGCATTTAGTGCAAAAGTGTCTATCTTACAACCAAACGACCTCCAATCTATTGTTCCACTTGTAAATAGTGCTCCATTATAAATAATGTCTTCCGTGCGAACAATACTTGAATTCAATGAACTAATATTTATATTTCCAGTAAAAATATCGTCTTCAATTGCTTTAACAGAAACATTTAATGTATAATCAAGTGGATTAAAATACAAATAAGGAGCGGTAATTGGAAAACTTATTTGTGAAAATGTCCCATTGGTGACCGATAAATTCGTTGTTGAAATATTGGTGGAACATATATTTGCTAAATCAATACCACTGATTGCGTCCGCTGTTAAAGTCCCACTTATATTCACATTTCCAGACGAATTGATGCCCCCAGTCGTAACAAGAACACCATTCACATTTAAATCCATACACGATGTGTTGGTGTCAGTTATTTCTAAAAGTGGAACTTGACCGCTACTGAAACGAAAGGTCTTACCGGTGCCTCGTGATGAAATATTAAAATCAGTTGAACCATTTTCTATTTCCACCGTTCCAGTTCCTGTAGAACCACTCGCCATAAGAATAAGGGATTCACTTGCTATTCCTGTTGGGGTATAACCCATTGCGATTAATGATTTACTATTGATTGCCTCAATATATAGGTTGTCTATAAAACCAATATGAGCGGAAAAATTTATTACATCAACACCTTCACAATTAATATCCATACAACTAATATTTCCACTAGCATCTATGCTGACATTTCCGTGAACGATTAATGAATCACTACAATTTATCAAACGAGAGTGTATATTATCAAACGAGTTATTATATGATGTCAGCGAATTAAGAATCATTTCACTCGCATTTATATTTCCAACAACACTTAATGAACCACCACAACTTATATTATTGTCCGTGCAAATATTGACTGATTCCATTGTATTCACTACTTCCAAACGATTGATGGTTGTGGTTAAACTCCTATTGATTTCCAAAGCAAGATTTTGACTATCTGTCCCTGTATAAAATTTGTAATCACAACCTTGGTTAAAATTATTACCTACGAAGAATGTTTGATTGCCTTGCCTGTGTATGCGTGTATATTGACTAACATTATTTGTGTCTGAGATATTTATTTCACTCGTAGTTAGTTCAGCAACATCTACTGAACTATTGATAGAAATGTTGCTTACATTTAAACGACCATTGATATTCACGGTGTTGTTTAAAAACTCCACAATTTCATTGCCTCCTAATGAGATATTGATTTCACTAGTCAGTCCTTGTCCTATGACGGAACAAGTGTCATCTATATTATTGCTAATCACCAAATTATCACCTAATATATTTGAATATAGAACAATTGAACCATCTGTATTTCCAGCATCACCAACGAATAATTGGTTTTGAACATTCAACGATTGTTCAAATGTGCTTGTCTCACTTACATTTAGATTTCCAAAAATATCAACATCATTATCCACGTGGATACTGGACGCATTCCAATCAATACCGCCTTCAACATATGCCGATATAGACCCATTTAAAATACTTATGTTAGTTCCAGCAGTCAAAGAAGCAGTTGATAAATTACTTGCTGTGATGGTTGTTGTCGTAATATTGGTTGCTGAAATATTACCAAGAGAAAGATTATTAGCAGACACATTATCAAATGAGTTATTGAACGATGATAAAGAACCAAAATCTCGTATGTCTACATCTCCATTTATATCCACATTGTAGAAAGTTGCTCTTGATTGAACTAACATAGTATTTGAAGTAACTTGACTTGCATTTAAATTGGTAGGTTCAAAAGTCGTGCATGTAATCGTACCATTGACTTCAAGAGCATTCGTTGGGTCTGTTGATGTTTTTATACCAAGACCTACTGATGTATTTCTCATAGTTTCAACATTTTCTACTCTAAAACTATTATGTGTTGTAGCACTCATCGCATTCATAATGGTTTGATTATTTGCTACTTGTCCGAATCCATAGTTTGTCCCAGTTGTATTATTATCCACAGATAGAGAAAGCATATTATCAAAACTAGTATTTCCAATCGTAGTCCGTCCAATCTTCACAGGTGTTCCGAAACCATTACCAGGATTCACCGACAAAGACCCAGTTAAACTCATATTATTTGCTGAAATATTACCAGTTCCAATGCGAATGTTATTGTTATATGAAGTTTGTGTATCAAGACTTTCTAAAACTTCAATAGCAATATAGTTACCACTATCTGTTAGAGCAAATGTATCATCTCCGTTGTTTTGAAGATAAATGTGAATCCTATGGAATAAACTGCTTGATAAAGAATCTTCTTGGGGATATACACATCCTATTGTTCCACCACCAGCACTGCTTCTTGTTCCGCTCCCAGCAGAACTTCCCCATTGTTGGTAAATGACCTGGTCTGTCCGCACGATTGTATTTGATGCTGTGCCAACAATTATTTTAAATTCCATATTATCACTGCCGTGTCCGCCTACGGAATACGAAAAAAAAGCAGTTGCTTTAATAAGTGAATCTTCGTATTTTGGGTGATAATCAATATAGAATAAATAACCACTTACACCAGCACCTAATGAAGTGTTTGCTATTGTAACATCATAATTAGTCAATCCTCTTCTATAAAGTGATGTATGTATTAGTGATGCTTGTTCTGAAATATTACCTAACACATTGTATAAAGCACCTGATGATACAGGCAAAGTGCTTCCACTCACCGGTGTCGTTAATACTTCACATGACAATTGTTTTGTGCTTGAATTATATGTAAGTGGAGATGTAATTTCCATATCTCCAGTTGATAAATTGTTTGCTGATATGGTGCTACAATTGACCGCATTTGTAACAATTAAACTATCACTCACATAAGTTGTTCCACCTAAAATGGTTGTTCCTGTAACTGATAATGAACACGAATTAACAGAACTAAAATTAGCATTCGCAGGTAGTAAAGCATCATTTACTGCTGAGATTATATTATTAGATATATTGATGTTTGTCCCAGGGATTAAAGCACCTGTGCTAATATTATCAGCAGAGATTGTTCCAACTGATAAGTTTTCCACACTCATATTCGAAACATTTTTTTGAGAAGCATTCAAAACAGACACATTCAATAGTGGTATAGAATTTGCTACGGTTAAGTTCTGAGTATCCACATTAGATGTATTTAAATTTGCTGGATTGAATGTAGTCGTAGATAATTGATTAAAAGTAGCATTTGTCCCAGATATATTGGTACATGAAATATTACCACTTGTAATTGTTGTATCTATTGAAATTTGGGCAGTATTGATTGCTTGTCCTGAAATTGGCACTTGATACATTATATATAAGCAATAGATTTTATATATAATCCTAATCCATATTCTCATAGATGTATTTGATTGCTTCTTGTTTATTCATTGGTTTTAATATATGTTTTGGAATCAAAAACTTACTTGAAACATTATCCAAAGTCCAAACAAAGTCTGGATAATCTTTATTGAATTTATTTTCCCATTTGGTTGCTCGTGTTTTGACAGGTGTTTTGGTCTGGACTGGTGGTGGTCTGTTGCGAAACATTCGAGTCTTGTGGAAGAACATCATTTGTATTAGATAGAGAAATTAATTTCTTATGGACTTGGTCAATCACGAATAGAAAATGCGGACTGATTTTTTGGTTGAGTGCCTTGACTAAATCTTCGTATGATTTTTTTGGAACTTTGCTTTCTTGTTGATAAATAATACCTCTTTCTAAATCATCACTAAAATAAATGTAATCTTTATAGAATTCATCCGCATCTTTGTCTTTGGAAAATGTAGATACTACTTGACAACCACATGCTAATGCTTTGTTGATTCTATGAGTTTCTAATGCGTTGTCTTGATAAAAAGGCATATTCAATACTACTTTGGATTGAGACAAAATCTTGGTAAGTGAATCCGAACTACCATGTTTCCATTCTAAATCTATATAGAATTTCAAATTAGGAAATTGTTCTTGTAATTTATTGAGTGTTTCTTCTCTATGTTGATTTTTAGTGCCAATAAAGCAAACATCATATATGCGTTTCTCTTCTTCTGGAAATTTCATAAACTCAAAATGGTAATAACTAAATACTTTGACATCAAAATTTTGTCTCAAATAATCACAAGTCAAAGTGTTATAATCACAAACAACATTTCTTTTCATCAGTTGAATATAGTATTTGTTTTTGAAAAATTGTGAATGGATTTGCTCGCTGTTTAAAATGATATATCCAAATGAACTATTTTTCCTGTATTGGATTTCTAAAAGTTGATGAGCAAGTTCATGAGCACCAAATACTATATATAAATCATTTGCTTGTGGGTTGAATTCTTTTTCCAATGTCCATTTATTTTTTTGAGACAAAACAACAGCATTTTCATTGAATACTTGGTGACCACTAATGACTTTGATAGACATATATTATTCATAAATATAATCTTTTATTTATTTAGGTTTTTGTGGTATTCTTAATCTTGCTTGTGATTTGGGCGTTAATTCAGTTAAATTAATACCTGAACCAAATACTGCACCACGAAGAAGATTTCTTCGTTCAGTTGAAACTGATGCTGGCATAATAGGTTCTAATTGTTGATTAAAAGTTTGAATTTTTGCTTGTCTTGCTTTACCTTGTAATGAGCGTTGTGCTTTTTCTCGTTCTACTGTAATTTTTGCTTGTCTTGCTACACGACCTTTTTCTTCAGCAGCACCCATTTCTTTAATCGCAGAAACAGAAGCACGACCTGCTGGAACATCTGCCAATGTAGAAGCAGATTCAGAAGGAGCAACACTTGGTGCTCTTGATAATGGTTCAGGTTTTTCAAGTGCTCTTGATGCTGCTAAAAGTCTGGTAAATTGTGCTTCTTCTATTGCGGATACTCTTTCACCAACAGATGACGCTCTTGATAATGATGGCGGAGAAGGTGGGTCTTGTTCCAATCTTGAATCACTTGGTGTAGATTCAAATCCACCTGATGTTGGTCCTGCTCTACGCTCTTCAGCAGCAGCAACTGCCATTACAGATGCTGGAACTTGTGTTTGTATAGCAGGTGTTCTGTTTGGAACATTTGGTTCTTGTAAAGCACCAGTCATTCTTGCTATGCGGTCATAATCAACTAATGGTTGTTGTGTTTGTGCTGCTTGAATAAAAAAAGGAACTAAATTTTGAGCATGTGCTGCTGGTGTCATTGAACTTCCACCGGAGCGTCTTTTTCGTTTGCTTGAAGTTCCACCAATATTAACTACAACTCTTTGTGATTGTGTTTGTGTAGGTCTTGATTTAGATTTACTACGCTTCTTTTTAGGTGGCATATATATTTATAAAACAAAATATATATATCTAATCCTCGGTTTCGTTGATAAGCATTTTATCAAACTTTTTATAATACAAGAATTTATTGGTGTTTCGCAATGACATGTCAATCATCAAAAAAGAAAATCGGTCATCATTTTCAAAACAATAGTCCATAATTTGTTGCCAATTCTTGCGAGCAAATGGCATCATTTCTGAACAAATAGATTCTTGTTCCAATTGATTTTTAGGTCTAAATGTAACAAAATGAGAAGCATTATTTCTTATACCAGTAGGCATATCTTTAAATTTTTGAACCAGAATAAAACAACTACACCAAAGATGCCGTCTGTTTTGTAGAAACGATGTGAGTTTTTTTTCAGCACCAGCACTCTTTTTTAGCATAGAACCAATATCATCTAATATTAAACACGAGTGTTCTTCTTCGTCACGAGCAGTTTCTAAAAAGTTCATAATTTCGTCCATGGTTTGAGCATTAAACTCTTTCCATTTTTGGTCTGGAGAAATATCAGCGAATACATCTTTCTTCGCAGATTTTCCTTGACCCAGTGTAGGACTACATATTAATATATTATCAAATACTTTTCTATAAGATTGTCTCACACCAGATTTTTTATGGGCACTCATCATACTTGTCATTAGTGTTGTTTTACCAGAACCACTTGGACCACTAATCAAGAATAAGAATCCACTTGTTTGCGGTAATGGTTCCGGTAATCCATCGCATAATACTTTATCAAGATTGTTTGCCGTATTCATAATTTTCAACTTTTTATTTTTTTCAGTTGTAATTTGTAATGCCATATATATTAATAACATAAATATAATTATACAAAATCCATTTTTGGACCTTTTGGTGTACGAGGTTTGCGTTCCTTTTTTACTTTAGCAATAGGTGCTTCAGGTGGTGGTAGTTCTTTTACAAGGTTTGATGTTTCTGGTTCAACTTCCTTTTTTTTGCGAGGCGCCCGCTTTGCCTTGACTGGTTCAGGTTGTTCAACAGGTTCAGGTTCTTGTTCAACCACTTTCGCTTTTCTAACACGCTTTTTTTTTTCTGGAACTGGTTCAGGACTAACTGGTTCTGGTTCTGCTGCTGCTGCTTCTTTTGCTGCTTTACGCTCTGCTGCTTTTGCTTTGCGTGCTGCTTGCATTTTTGCTTTTTGTTCATCCGACATGACTCGTTTCTTCTTTTCAGGTGCTGGTTCAGGTGCTGGTGGTTCTACTTCTAAATGTTCAACTTTTTCTTCTACTTTGACTTTTTTTACACGAGATTTTTTTGCTTTTTTTTCTAAAACAACTTTTTCTTCAGGTGGGTTAAATTGGTCTGGTTCGCTTTCTGTGTCTGATAGTGGATTCATTATAATACAATTATAGAATTTATTTTTTATATTATATTTATTTATAAATGGATGAGACAAAATTATTAGATGAAAAATGTGCTAAAGAAATGAAAGAAGTTTTATTCGATACAAAAAAATTAATTACAAAACACACAGATACAATTCCATCTATGGAACAATTAAATGATGAAAACAAAGGTCATTGGGTTGAACATGGAGAAGGTAATTTTTATAAAATGTTTGAAGGTCTATTGGATTATTGTGCCGATGAAGAAGAATATGATAATCTGGATTGGAATACTGTAAATTTTAAAGTGTATGATGAAGATTATTATAGAGAAAACTTTGAAGGATTTCCAGATGAAGTTTATCAAATACTTGCTAAATCAACTGAACCTGAAAATAAGTTTTTAGATGAAACCACTCCCAATCTCAAAATTGAACACAAGGAAACAATTTTAAAATTTGACTAATATATATGAAACTTCTATTTATAAAACCATCCACCAATGAAGATAAAAAACTTATGGCGAAATTTGACAATAATGGTAGAACGAAAACCATTCACTTTGGAAGTCAGGGTTACATGGATTATACTAAATATTATACCAAAGACCCAGAACTTGCTAAACAAAAACGAGACGCATATGATGCCCGACACAAAGTAAATGAAGATTGGTCTAATCCTCAAACAGCAGGAACACTTGCAAAATTTATACTTTGGAATAAACCAACCATAGAAGCATCAAAAAGAGATTTCAAGAAAAGATTTAATTTATAAATGATTAAGTATCTATAAATTAAATTATACGCTTACAGCATATACACCAGTGCCACGCATGTTTAGAGAAAGCATTATTGTGAATTGAGCGAAGAAATCTAGTTGTGCCGCAACACTTGTATTGGCATATACACCACGATAATTGACAGTCGAAGAAATGGTAGATACACCCGAGTAAATGCGTGCGGATTTGCCGTCCGATAAACCTGTTTCAGTTTCTACGGCAGTGATGAACGAACCAATATTAGAAGCACCAGCAGCAGTTAGAGCACCAGCACTTGTGCCAGCAGCGGTGTCTAATGAATATGGTTCAAGTGGTAAATCAGCAACACCAGCACCATCAAGGTTATTGTATGGGTCACCAGAAGTATTTACGCCGTGAGCAACTTGGATAGTCGATTGTTTGTCGAAATTTACTAAAGAGTGGTCCGATAGTAAAAATTCAGCAAGTGCTTCCGCTGCTTTACCAGATACATCTACTGGACGAGCAGGGTATTGCTCTCCGTTGATGAAAATGCTGTAACTTTCAAGAGAGTTTTTAATGCGATTACCTAAATTGAAAGCACTTCCAGCAGCAACAGTCGCACTTGGGCGGTGGCATACAATTACTCGTTCAAGAGAACTTACGCTGATGCCAAGATTCGCAGTATGGACAGTAGCGCCAACACTCATAGTGCTGCCTACATTTTGGTAAGACGAAGCAAGCATGTTATAAACACCACCAGTCATTTGGTCTACTTGTGCTTGGGCAGCAGGCGATAGTTCAGTGAATACACATACAAGTTCTACTTCTGTGAAGTTTAGAGCACCAGTTTGGGCACTGGATACACCAGCAAGTGCTTTGGACGATAGGGTGATTTTGAATTGAACAGGCGATAAAGAAAATAGTGGCATTAGGCGGTGAGGTGTAGTCATCGCAAATGGGTGTAGCACAAAAGGCAAGCAATATACACGGTCGCTGTTGGATAGTGTTTCACCTGCTTGAATATCACCACGTGTGCCTACTAAAATGTTTCCTACACCTGCTTTGTATGATTGCGAAGAATCACCATCCATTAAGATAGTCATTAGAACATTCCAGTTAGGTAAATCAAAGATTTGAGCACCTGCGGTTTGGCATTGAACTCTTTCAATAAATCCATATGCTCCACAGCGGTCTAATGATAGTGCTTCTGTTTGCGAGTTTGCTTTGAATTTTAAGTAGCATTGATTCCAGTTACAGTAGGTTCCAGCAAGGTTACTTGGCATATCAATGTTGATGGTTTGACCACCTACAAAGGTTTGACCATTGCTTGGGTTGATTTTTACACGATACGAGCGAGATGCTACTGCTCGGCGTTTTTGTTGCGGGTAAGCAAGAGACTCAGAAAAAGCGTCAGACATTATATTATTCATTTAGAAAATAATATAATTCAATTATCATTTTTATACGATTTTAGATGCTAAACTAAATACTGCTTTACCAGCAGCGCCACCTGCTTCTAATGCGGCAGCAGCAGGTTCAGCACCAACCATGGCAGCAACAGGAGCAGCAGCAAGAGCAATATCACTTGCTTTTAGTCCAATGTTTGTAGCACGATGTGCTATTTTTTTTAATCCAATACGATTCATGTGTGGTTTCTTATGTCCGATTGCCATATAAATTATGTATCTAAAAAACAAATTACTCCCTGATAAATTCATTTGTTTCAGGATTATATATACCTGTGGATTCAGTTTCACCTTGTGGGATTTGAGACAACTTACGCAACTCATATTGGATTGTGCCTTCTTCCATTGAGCGTAGTTGTGGTTTATAAATATATTCAAGTTTCAATGTGATTTGGCAATCACCACTCCAAATATTCAATGGATTACCAGCAGTATCTGTAATAGTGAATGATAGATTGTTTATGGTTCTTTTTGAAATTAGAAATTGTTGTTGGACTGCTGGTCTATAAAATATGTAATATCCATATGGAGAATTATTATCGATACGAACAATAGCATTATCTGTAACACCATTTGAATTTAAATTATTTACTGATACATTTTTAAATTTAATAAAAATAAATCTTGTTCCTGAAAAATTAACAACAGACGGCATAGTAATATGGTAAGATGGATTGACACTTGAATTCAATAATATGCCATTTGTCTCATCGTAATATTTAATAGTATTATCAGTATTTTTAGCAAAACCAAGCAACTCATAACAATTAGTTGGGTAAGAATCAGTATCAATGATTTGGAATGGAAAATTACTAAACCATTTGATTTTAGATGTGGATGTTTGAAACTCACCATATAATGTGAATTGTCCAATTGCTTCTATTACAATTTTAGCATTTACAAATGACAACCAATCATTTACAGTATATACTTTATCAATAGTTCCATCATCTTCGGCAAGTGTTATAGTAAAAAACTTACTAAATATTGGAATAGAAAATGATATTTTATTATTGCTGGATGTTACATTTGGAATGACATTTGGTAGTTGAGCATCAGACACAGAAATCAACATGTTTGTATTGGTAGGCAATTGGATAGGGGTCTGAAAACTATAAACATACTCCCCCTCCCCATCAATATTCTTAAACACAGAATTCGCACTATTTAGAAAAACAACTTGGTTGGAATAAGGTGTGTCTAATTGATACATATATATATGAAAATAAATTATTGATAACCTGTTACTTTGTTATAAATTAGAGTACCATAGTTCATTTCCAATTCAGGTGGAGGTTCATATACAGGTGTAAAAGTTGGATTAAGGTGAGCATATTGGAATTGTGCTGGACGCAATCGTAATCCTTGACGAGCAAAATCCTGACCTAAAACATAGGGGATTTTGCGTCCTGATTCTTGTTCTAAAAAGCGCTCATCTTCGTAAATATACTTCCCCGGTGGAATTGCCTTTGCCATAGCAGGAGAAACCATTTGGGTTTGTTGGTGTAAAGACATTATACATTTATTGTAGATAATATTTTATGGTGATTTTTGTATTCAGGTAAATGATGATATTTGTATTGGTCTTTTAACCATGGAGTTTTATTAATAGTATTATCATCGTGTGCTAAACAACACATAACTCTGTCTATATTTGTCTCAATAATGTTTGGAATATTTTCTAATAAAAATGGAACTGCTTCATTTGTATTTGTGTCAGCAAATCGTTTCCAAGCAGATTTTTCAAAGACTAACGTTGCTTCATTTAGCATATGGATGAATACACATTTTTGTTTATAGTATTGATTGTCTTTATACATATTCATATCGGCACAACCAGCAATGGTTTTTTTATTTGTCTCCATTTCAAAAATAGAATGAGAAATATAATCTGGATTGTACATATCATCTGTATCCATAAAGGCAACATATTTAGTATGACAAAGTGTCACAAGCATGTTTCGTTTCATTCCAATAGAGCATCTTGGCACACGAATATATCTAATTGGATACAGAGTCCTTATACATAAAGGGTCATCTCTGTCTGAATCATCTAAAATAATAATCTCTTGAATGTTGAAATAAGTTTGGCAATCAATATTATATTCAATGAGTTTTTCAAAGCGTTTCCTGTTATAGGTCGGTATGCATATTGTTACAGACATAATTAAATAATTGATATATTTTTTTTTAAGTTATAAATATATATGCCAAAAGTAAATGATTCTGCTAAAATAGCACAAATTCATTATATATACCAATCACGACCAAATACCCAAAGAGCACATAAATATGCTAAACGAAAACTTAGTAGATTAGGATATGTGTTAGATGAAAAAAATACAGATGCTGATGTATTGACTGCTACAAAAAATAATAATGTTCATATAAATTATTCAGGAACAAATATCAACAATCCACGAGATATTGTGAGTGATATTGCTCTTGGAACAGGACTTCAAAAACTTAATCCACAATTCACAGAGCGTCGCAAAAAGACTCGTGAGATTATGCGTTCCTATGGAGACGATAAAGATTATAGTTTGTCTGGGCACTCGCTGGGTGGGAGCATTTTAATGGATACAATCGCTCGTTCAAAGTCTATTAGACAAAGAGTAAATACAGCACATACATTCAACGCTGGTTATACACAGATGTTCCATGATTCAATACCAGTATTAGATAAACAAGAAAAAAAAGAACTAAATAAAAAAGTGTCTCATCATCGTGTTAAAGGAGACATAGTATCTGCTCATATGCCTAAACAAACAGCATTTGGTCAATTAGCAGAATATGAACATGAAGATAAAAAAGATGCTGACTTATTTGAAAAGCATTCATTAGATACATTCATTGATAGTGACTTATAGTAGTGTTTTCCTGTGTTTTTTAGTTTACCTGTATTATTTAATTATTTTTTT